CCTGCTCGTATGAGTAGTAGTTGCCGTCCGAGTCGTGGTAGTAAGCGTCATCGCTGTGCCAGTAGGCATCCTCGTCCTCGACATAGACATACTCGTCAGAGAAACATTCGTCGCACACATCGTCACGGCCACGGCGACCCACATCGAAGTGGGCATTGTCTCGGTCGTCAACGTGACCGCAGTCACGGCGCTGGATGTAGCCATCGTCATCGGCCAACGCGTTGAAGCGCCCAAACAACTCATCGTCGAGTCGGAACTCGCGGTTACCACACACGCGCTCATACAAACGTATCTCCTCGGCCACGTCAGTCCAGTCGTGGTCTTTGATAGCCAGCTTGATGTATTTGTCGAGCCGCTTAGCAGCGATGCGTATACGCGTGAACTTGTCAGGACTGATGCCGCAGGTTTTGCGGATGATGGTGTAGTCACGTGTGCGCCAGCCGGGTATCTCACGCATAAAGCGGGCGGCGACGAGCCGCGCGATGCGGTCAGCTATGTGGTTAGACAACGAAGAGTAGGTCGGTGCACCGAGCCGCTTGGCGTAGAGTGTGTGCAACACACGGCGCAACTCGTAGGTGTCCATCTCGGCAAGCTGCGGCAGAGTGGATGGGAACAAGCAAAGCGGCTCACCCTCGCAGGCAAGCGTCAACAGGTTGATGAAGTTGTTGAACTCAGCACGCGTGCCCATGTAGTGCGACAGGTCTTCCCCCGACTCATCGACTGCGTAGACTGGGTTGCCTTGTGTTGCATTGATAGCGCACACATTATTGTCCCACTCGACAATGAAATACCGACCGTGACGAAGCGTAGTCGAGCCGTGTCTGGCGCGAATAAACTCAATCATTGAGTGGTTGATAACCAAATAGCCGTATTTGAAAGACGTAAAAGTAGCCATAATAAACTCCTTGAGAATTAAAATAAATAAATAAACGAACACAATCGGGTCACAGTGACCCGCCACATAATGGGTTGCCAGCCCTACTTCAGCATTACCTCCACGAAAAACAAAATGCAAGACATAAAATAAATAAGCGCCCAGATTGCGTAATACATAATCACTCTCCTAAAAGTTCAGCGGGTAATTCAACATCGTCACCAAGTTTGCTTGCGACATAACAGCGCATAGCGGCAACTAATGGAGAATCGTTCCACTCAATCAGCCACTCGTCCGAATCGCTTTCTATTTGAGCCTCCCAAGTGTGGCCGCTAGACCACAGACTGATGTGCTCACGCTCAATGATTGAGCCACCTTGTGCCCAATTCTGGGATGCTTGAGCTTGTTGCCATGTTTCATTGAGCACTTCAGGGATGCCGTTTCGCACACCAAAGCCCCTTGCGTTTCCAGCTAGCGTCAAACACTTAGCCACCGCCCAATCAAGGGCAGCGCCTGTTAATTCACTTGTTTTCATTCGCTTTCTCCTAAAAATGGGGTCGGGCGACCCCTGTTAAAAAACTTTTTGACACCCGTTAGAAGCCGCCCTCGACGAGTAGTTTGCGCCAGTCACGCGGCAACGGATGGTATTCAGGCACTTGGTTGAGCCGGATGATTGCTTGTTTAATTTGCTCGGCGTGTGCATAAGTCTTGGCATCTTTCATAACGTAGTGCTTGGTCACAGCCACACGCTTGAGTGACTCAAGGTGTGACAGCAGTTCGTCTTTGGTTCTTAACCACAGCACAGGCGTTGTCCTGCGCTCAAAGGGTTCCTTCATCTTGGCTCGCACCTTGCGCTCGTCGCTCAGCTTCGAGAACGCCTCCATCACACTGCGCTTGTCCTTTGGAGAAACCCAGTCAGACCAGTGGATGCCGTCGTGCGGTATGTGCTTGCCCTCCTCAGCCAACAGCTTGACCAACTGACCGGGCGTGTGTGGTTCGCCGTCCTCGTGCAACTGCTCGGCTAGGTTCTTGAGTCGAGAGCGTGTGCGTAGCAACACGTCAAGGTATTCTGTGAACGCAGCGCGGCGTTGGGGTGAGGTGTTGCCCTTGTATGCAAGAGAAGATTTAACCCGCAGAATCTCAGCGTTGAGTGGCGGATGCAACACCTCCCACTGCTTGGCCTGCTGTTTGGCTCGTATCTTCTCACGCCGTAGTGTGGCCTTGTCTTGTGAGACGATGTGTTTGATGTGCTTGATGGTAGCGCTCGGTAGGTTCTGCGCTGCCAGTATGTTGTGAAGTTCCTTGAGGGTGTGCTTCATGTATTGAGGGTATTCGATAGCCATTGAGTGCTCCAGTTGGTTGATGATGTCCCAGATTGTATCAACAAAATCACAGTCTTGGTCAAAACACCGCCCAGATTCTCGGGTCAAATACAGGAGTGGGGACGGGCCGCAGGCCACGCCAGTCATAGCGCGTAAGGTTTTTATCCCAATCATCTACATTTTTTTCCTAACACTATAGCCCAAAGGATTTTTAAGCGAAGGAAGAGCGAAGGGGCGAGAAAACCAAAGCACACACTTACCAATAACTAATAATATATATTATATATAGATAGTAGTAGTAGTAAATTTCGTGCGCTAGAACTGGCGCGGCTTACAGACCGTCCTCACTCCCGAATCCATCGCTAGAATCTGGGACGGCCCAAAAATGGTGCACTCAAGTGTTGTTTTCATACCACACTTTTAATTGGGGTCAAGCGACCCCCATTTTGTTTGACGTAGACCTTGACCTTGTGTCGGATGTTGCCGTAGGTGTGGACGTAGACGAGTAGGTGACGCTCGCCTGTGGGGGTTTGGATTGTGCCAACGTCGTGTTTGAACCATTGGGTCTGTGCGGTGTTGACGTAGTCGTAGCGTTTCATTTGCGTTCTCCTTTGCGTTGAATGATTTGTTGGGCATACCAGTCGCGTAGCTGGCGCAGTTGTGCGAGAGCGAGTTCCTTGGGTAGGGGATGCTCGATGGGTAAGGGTAGCTGGGTCATTTGATGAACTCTCCGCGAACGGGGTCAAGCCCTGCTTTGATTAGTGCGTAGAACGTAACCTCGCTGACTGGCTGAAAGCCCTTGCGTTTTGCGTAGGCTAGGTATTGGGTGTAAGTAGGCATTTGATTCTCCTAAAAGGTTTGGATTGACAAAGAACGGAACAGCGGCGTGACTTCGCCTACACGCCGCTGAACAGAAATGGGGGTCAGATGACCCCAATTAAGCGAATGAAATGCTGTCGCGCAGTTCCTTGATGAGTTGGTCGAGTTGTTTCTTGGTCAAGCCAGCCGCAATGATTTCCGCACGCACAGCCTTGACGACTTTCGTAGGCACAGCGACAGCTTCACGCTTGCCGCTCTTCATGGGCCGCTTGGGGTGCAATCCACAGATGCGTGAGAGCTTCTGTTCCGCCGCCGTATCCTTGGCAAACGTGAGTTGGCCTTTGTGGATTTGCGACTCATGGGGCTTCACGCCGTAGTGCTCGCCAATGGCCTTGGCCGCTTGGTTGCGATAGTCAAGGTAGGGTGTCTTCTTCGCATGAACGATGAGGGCATCTACGTTGGCCTGCAATGCGTCAGCATTGGCGCAGGTGAGTTGCACGAGGGCTTTGAATGATTGAGCCATTTGATTCTCCTAAAAGATTAAGTAACAAAGTAAATAGGGGTCATGTGACCCCCAATCGACACGGCCTTACTGCCATCTCGATACATCTAGTTTACTTATGGGGGGTTTTTGGCTCATCTAAATAACACCATTATTCGACCCCCACTATCCCCCCATCACCCCCTTTTGGGGCTAATCGTCGTCGCGACCATGAACACTGTTTCGCTCCCGCACCCACCATATTTGTAAATCGCTTTACAAAATACCCACCCCCATATTAAATAAATAGGCCTATTCAAAATTTTTTATAAAAACTTAAGAAAATCTCGGACATAAAAAAACCCCCGGGGTTAGCCGGGGGTTAAGGAGAGTCCAACCTCTCAAGGAGAAGCAAATGCACAAACAAGCACTGCCGCTTGCACATTCACTCAAACATAGTGTACATTACGCACAACGAGGCTGCAATGGTCTACGCAAATGTTAGAACACTTAATTGATTTTGAACCCGAGGTGGGGATGCCCACAAATTTCACACCGCTTGAAAAAGCGGACGTGGTTCAAACTGTTGACGCTAAAATTAGCACAACAGAATGGCTAAAGAGTATTGGTGCTGTCGACACAGAAGAAGTGGTCAGTAAAGCCCAAACCGAAGCTGCACGTAAGTCTTTCACAAACCTAGTTTCTGCCGCGCCCGCGGAAATCACGCACACTGCGCTTGCAGAAGTCAGAACGCCAAAAGCAGTTCAGCATTTAGTTGGGATGCTAACGGCATACGACTGGGAGTTTGTGGAGCAGGCCAAATCATTGCGTGGTTATTGCGTGGCTAAGTTATTAGAAGAAGCCGAGAATCCCAGCGCCAACATCCGGCTTAAAGCTTTAGGGCTGCTGGGCAAGGTAACAGAGGTTGGTCTGTTCACAGACAAGATTGAGGTCAAGCAAGCGGAAATGTCTGACGCTGAGATCGAGCAGCGCATCAAGGACAAGTTGAATAAGTTCATGCAAGTTGTTGATGTGGTTGATGTTTCAGCCAAAGAAGAGCCCGATGAATCTTGAAAAGTTCACATCTATAAGCGCACGGGAGATCGAGGCTATTAAGCTGGCGCTCCCGACGCTGAGCACCAAAGAGAAGATTGAGTTGCTCGAAGATCTGGACGTGCGCGAGAAACGCGCAACGCTTGCAGCAGCTAAAACCAATATGCTGGGTTTTGCAAGTGCGGTATACCCCGGGTTTAAGATTGGGCCACACCATAGAAAACTGGCTAAAATCTTTACGGATGTGATTGAGGGCAAGAAAAAACGCGTCATCATTAATATCGCGCCTCGGATGGGTAAGTCCGAGTTCTCGTCCTATTTGTTCCCCGCATACTTCTTGGGCAAGTACCCAGAGAAGAAAATCATTATGGGAACCCATACGGCCAGTTTGTCTGAGGACTTTGGCCGTCGCATTCGTAACTTGATCGACTCGGAGGAGTACCGTGAAATATTCCCTACTACACTTGTTGCTGACGACCAGAAGGCTGCTGGGAAGTGGTCCACCTCCGCGGGTGGACAGTACTACGCCGCTGGCGTTGGCGGCGCTTTGGCAGGCCGGGGTGCCGATCTTTTCGTCATTGATGATCCGCATTCAGAACAAGACGTCAAAATAAATAGTCACTTGGCGTTTGATACGGCGTGGTCTTGGTTCCAGACCGGCCCACAACAACGCTTGATGCCGGGCGGTGCGATCATTGTCATCATGACGCGCTGGAGTAAGCTCGACCTGACTGGGCGGCTTATTGACTACCAGACCAAGAACCCCAACGCGGATCAGTGGGAGATTGTCGAGCTGCCTGCGATCTTGAACGAAGACTCGGATAACGAGAAGTCGCTCTGGCCAGAGCAGTGGCCGCTGGAGCAACTTAAAGCCAAGAAGGCCAACATGGAGCCTCAGTACTGGAACGCCCAGTACATGCAGAATCCCACATCCAACGCAGCGGCCATCATCAGTCGTAAGCTCTGGAGAATTTGGGAAGCGGAAGATCCACCGCCTTGCGACTACATCATCCAGTCGTGGGATACGGCGTTTGAAGCCAAGACCAGCGCCGACTATTCGGCGTGCACGACTTGGGGTGTGTTCTACAACGAGGAAGAGAAAAACTCAGCGCAGATCATTTTGCTCGATGCGTTTAAGGATCGAATGGGGTTTCCGGAACTGAAACGTGCTGCGCTTAAACACTACAAGTCTTGGGAACCCGATGCGTTCATTATCGAAAAGAAAGCCGCGGGGGCTCCGCTCTTACAGGAATTGCGTGCTATGGGCATCCCCGCGCAGGAAACAAATCCGAGTCGCGGAAACGACAAGATCGCTCGAGTCAACGCTATTGCAGATCTATTTGCGTCAGGTATGGTCTGGGCTCCGGATACGCGTTGGGCCAAAGAAGTGATTGAAGAAGTTGCATCATTCCCCAACGGCGAAAACGATGACTATGTAGACACGACATCTCAGGCCCTCATGCGCTTTAGGCAAGGCGGCTTTATTCAGTTAGACTCCGACGAGCGCGATGAGCCCGCTATCTTTCGCCGTCGCACACACGCATACTACTAAGGATTAACATGGCCTCCAGTTTTGATAAACCACTGTATAGCTCCCCCGCCACGATGGCGGCTGCGCAACAACAATCCGAAGAACCGATCGACGTGCAGCTTGAGAGCGACGAAGACGACGGCGAAGATATTGTTGAAGAACCTGAAGAATCGCCTGAGTTTGCGGCCAACTTGGCCGAAGAGATAGATGAAGCTGTGCTCCAGTCGCTGGGCATGGAGCTTTCAAGCGATATTGACAACGACCGTCAGTCCCGCAAAGAGTGGGAGAAGACCTACGTCATGGGTTTGAAACTCATGGGTCTCCAGTACGAAGAGCGCACTGAGCCTTGGAACGGTGCATCTGGTGTGTTCCATCCGATGATTACAGAAGCTGTTGTCAGGTTCCAGTCAGAAACAGTGACGGAGCTGCTGCCTGCCCAAGGGCCTGTGCGCACAACCATCTGGGGTAAAGAAACGCCAGAGAAGAAGCAAGCTGCGACAAACGTCGAAGACGACATGAACTACGAGCTGGTCGAGAAGATGCCCGAGTTCCGCCCCGAGATGGAGCGCATGTTGTGGAGCTTGCCCGCCGCAGGCTCGGCATTCAAGAAAGTTTATAAAGACCCAAGCTTGGGCCGTCAAGTGTCGATGTTCATCCCAGCCGAGGATGTCATATTGCCTTACGGCACGACCGACCAGCGCATGGCTCCCCGCGTGACGCACCAGATGCGCATGCACAAGAATGATATTCTGAAGCTGATCGCCTCTGGGTTTTACCGCGACGTTGACCTGCCCGATCCCAGCAAACAGACTGACGAGATTCAGAAAGCCAAAGACCAAGAGACTGGGTTCAACGATATTAACGACGACCGCTATACGTTGTACGAATCGCTGGTTGACTTGGATCTGGACGGCTACAACGACGTGGATGAGAACAACGACGAGACCGGGATCGCACTGCCCTACGTCGTCACGGTTATTAAAGGAACAGGCACTGTCCTGTCGATCCGCCGTAACTGGAGAGAAGATGACCCACTTAAACTCAAGCGCCAGCACTTTGTCCACTACCAGTACATACCCGGTTTCGGAGCTTACGGCTTCGGTCTATTCCACCTCATCGGGGGTTTTGCTAAATCGGCAACCTCGCTCATGCGCCAGCTTGTTGATGCCGGTACACTCTCAAACCTCCCCGGTGGCCTCAAGTCCCGCGGCTTAATTCCACCTCATCGGGGGTTTTGCTAAATCGGCAACCTCGCTCATGCGCCAGCTTGTTGATGCCGGTACACTCTCAAACCTCCCCGGTGGCCTTAAGTCCCGCGGCTTACGAATCAAAGGCGACGATACCCCGATTGCTCCGGGCGAGTTCCGCGACGTAGACATCGGCTCTGGTGCGCTGCGCGACAACATCTTACCGCTGCCTTACAAAGAGCCAAGCCAAGTTCTGTACACCCTGCTCAACAACATCGTTGAAGAGGGTCGTCGGTTTGCCGCCACTGCGGACATGCAGATCAGCGATATGTCGAGCCAAGCCCCCGTGGGTACAACGCTCGCACTCTTGGAGCGCCAGCTCAAAGTAATGACGGCTGTTCAGGCCCGGGTGCACTACGCGTTCAAGCAAGAGTTGCAACTGCTGGCCGAGATCATTAAGGAAGATACTCCCGACGAGTATCCGTTCCA